GCTCCTGATGGCCCAGCGGGGCGACGTGTGACCTCCTCCCCAGCCCCTCAGACCTCGAGTGCGGTCTTGGACTAAGTCCCATGAGATGAGGCCAGCCATGCGGCCGTTTCGGATGATGTCTCCGAGTTTCTTGTAGTTCCTCATTGTATTATCATAGAGGTCTCGAGCGACGAACTGGTAGTGCAATTGACGTAGGGTCAATTGGCTGCCTTCGTACTCCTCCATGATGGCGTTCGCTTGTTCAATTATCTTCGCGGTCTTGGCCGCGAATCTCCTTTCTTCGTATGCTTCTTTGGTCATTATTTTCTCTCCCGGGGCTATACCCTACGGCGGCTCGAGTCGGCATGAGCACTTGAATGTATTATTTTGATAATACCTACTACTATTACTAAACTAATATCACTATCACTACTACTACTACTACTGAGCCCCTGAAAAAAGCGGTCAAGGTCGGTTCGGGATTGGTTAAGGGCTGGGTTGCGGTGCGAGGGGTGATGGATTGGGCGATTGTCTCTGCTTTCTTGGTCGTTTGTAATGTGTTTGTGACTGTCTGGGTCGGTGCTCGACTCGGTGTAATCCTCGAGGCCGCCCTCGAAGACCTCGATGCGGCGATAGCCTCGGCGATTCGGAGCGTTCTTGAGAATGCAGGGACCGACTTCGAGGCCCCCAACCCGGTACAGTCTGCAATAGCCCAATTCATCACCACACGGCTCTCTCAAGCCCCTCCAGAGACTCTCGAGGTAATTCGGGACCAAGGCGGGAAATTCGCCTGATATGGTACGATATTTTATTAGCGAGTTTTTTATCAATAGCGAATTATGCCCCGCCGACGCAAGAAGGGAAGACGCCGAAGGAAGACTTTCTCGATACTCAATGGTCTCGAGGCTTTGGCCTACGCCAGCATTCTCTCTGAGGGTGTGACTGGAGGCAACCTAGCGCAATTGATTGGAGGCCCCGGTGATCTTGGGTGGACCTCGACAAACTCGAGCCTAGAACTCGGCGGCAGAGGCTCCCAGATGCTCTCGCAAACGGGAGCCGGTCAAATCTCCCTCGCAGACATTGTGAAGGAACCCGGCATGGCTATCTCGACTATGGGAGAGAACTTCCAAGCGAACCTTCTCCCGATGGCTTTCGCGGCATTCACGACCTCGGTCGGCTTTTCGGTTGGGCGCAAACTCCTACGGAAGCCACTGTCATCTGTGACACGCAACATCATTCATCCAGTTCTTGGAAAAGGAGTAAGGATGTAAAATGGCGAACGTCAATTGCTACGGCAGCGTGATTTCATCTCGAGGGGCTATCGTCCCTCTGCATAACTCGGCCACGACCGAGGCGACTCTCGACCAGATTCAGACCGACGCCGACTTCGTAGGTTCGGCGCAGACTTTCGGCACGTTCGCCACGCAGCAGCATGGGAACTTCATTGCGGCTCGAGCCGGACTTCAAGCGGAAAATGACGTCACATTCTGCTACGTTCAATCGGCTGGTAAAATCAAACTCGCTCTGCCCATCGGCGGCGGCGCTGGAACCTCTGGAGGGAACTGTGGCCTACCAGCCATGCTCCCCTACCCTAAGCAGATAGCAAGTGGTGACTCAGTACAAATCATGGTCAACGGCAGTTCTGATAGACAGGCAGCAGTTTCAGTCGCGTGCAGTTCAGGAGAGTATCATTGCTTTGAGAAGACGGTGTCTGGGGCTGGTGAACAGGAATTCACGTCGGTGCTCGACGGCCAGTCGCTCGGCTTGACTTTGCAGGGCCGCGTGATAACTCACATCTTCGCGGTTGCGGGCGCTAACGACGCCGAACTCGAGTCGCCAGTGTACGTCCTCGACGGCAGCGGCGTTCCTATCGGCTCAGTCGCTTTCACGGCCGGGGCTGGAGATTGCGCGGCTACGTTTCAGCCATGCCGAATCCCCGTCGCCCTGAACTCTCGAATGGTGTTCAGGACGGATGCTTAGTGGCCATCTCGAAGCGGGCCAAGGCACGCATGAAAATCATGAGTCCATCAGAACGGGCAGCGGTCAAGAAATCGACCAAGACCCTCTTTGATGCTGAACTCCTTGGGACCAAGCGCATGAGGGAGATACTGCGCTGGGCCGACAAGCGGTGAAACATGCATTCATTGACGAACTGGCGCTACTCCAGCGTCACCAGCCAAGCCGCCACAGATGCAGGAGCAGGGACGCCCATTCTAACTACTGGGACCGAGGCTCGAGTGGTGACGGCCCTCTCTGCCTACTGGGGCTCAAACACGACGACCAGCATCGGCATGAGATACTTCATTATCCCAGAGACGGCCATCACCGCCTCAGCATCAAATCAATATGTTATTTCAGACCTAACCTTCCCAGTGGGATTCGTCGCGGCAGACATGGCGAGTGGTGGAATCATGAACCCATTAGTGGCCATTGGAGTAGGTGCTAAAGGCCAATCAAACCAGACTCTGGTCATACCCCCTAACTCCATGCTTGTAGGGGCTCCTAGCATAGCGCAGAATGGGACCATTATTCACAAGTGCATAAGCGCAGAATATGGGGTGTGAGCATTCCTCGGCTCCCTGTGGACGGCGTGAAGGTCATCGAGCATCGAATCACCCTCGGCGGCAAAGAGCGACAGATGCTAGAATCGACCTTGACCGCTTATTCCTTTAGGAATGTGGCGACCCCCGTCGTGACCGCAATCAACGACAACACAACGCTCCTTCTTCTCGCCGGTTTGGTCGGGCTGGCTATCCCTACTCATCTGCTCCCCGAGGGGTGGGAAGCCGTGACGGAGGGTATGACCATTGATGAGGTCAAGGACTGGCTCGAGATACAGAACTTCGCCGGGGCTATGGCTGGGGCTGCGGTTGGGTCATACCTTGGACCCGTAGGGGCCGTGATAGGAGCCATCCTTGGCTCGATGGGTGTCGAGGTAGGCGAAGACGTCGTCGCGGGCATCCCGGTCGCTACTACGTCGGCCCTCATCGTCCTCCAGACTACCCTCCGACAGTTAGGAGAAGCCCTCCAGCCCTAGATCTTGGGATTCGGGAAAAGTCGCCCTCTGGGTGGGGTCATAGAGGCACTTGCGAGGGAAACTTGACCCAGTAGCGGGTCGAGGGGTTAGAGTGGCTCAGATTGGCTCTATCGACCTATTTCTGAGAAGATACGCTTCAACAGACCCTTCGGAGGTTTTTCGACCTTGACCGGCTTTGCATTTCCCTCGAGGTCGAGGTCTGCGAGGGGCATGATGAACTGGTTGTGAGCCTCGGCCTTCTGGACCAGCCACTCGAGGACGCCCGGTTCGAGTATCATGTGAATGGTCCCTGCTCCATCTCGCTCCCAGAGGTCGTCAATCAGGTTTCGAGTATCCACACCCTCGGCTCCTGCTCCTGCTCGAGCCCTGATGATTTCAGCGACATGGGCTCGAGCCGCTGCGAGATGCTCCAGCGCGGGCGCTCCGACGGGCCAGCAAGTGCGGCAGTAGTGCTTTCGGGTTGGGACGCAGAATGGGTCGCAATCGTACCACGAATGCTGGTCGCCCACATGGGCGTCTGAGTCCTCTCGGTAGTATAGGTGAAGGCACTCTCGAACGAACTTTGAGAAGTTCTTGCCTTCGCGCTTCATTCGCTGGGCGAGATGCGCTGATTCTGGGTCGAGGCTGATGCTCGTTATGTGGCTCATCTGGGAACCTCCGAGAGTTTGTGAGTGATGCCTCGGCGGGTGATGAAGCATTGCTGATTCTGGATAGCGGCGACGGCCTCGAAGTCTGGACAGTCGAAGACGATTTTACAGAAGGAACAGGCGAGTTTCATTCGTCCATCTCCGCAGAAACGACCTTGACCGGAATTCCAAAATAGGCAGCCATACGGACCGGGATTACGTCGGCCAAATTACAGTCATCGCAGCAGCGGTGAGGGTGGCGCATGAGGGGCTCTGGATTGTTCCCATGCCCCTCATAGAGACCGCCACAGATGCAGCAGATTCGGTCATCAGCCGAGGACATCGTCATCGTCCTCCCAGTCGTCGACTTCATCGTCGCTCTCGAGGTCATCGAGAAACTCGATAATCTCCGCGTAATTGTCGGCGATGCGTTCCATCTGGGCGACGCCTCGGGCTTCTTGCTCGAGGGCTTCGTTCCAGAGGTCGAAGTCGATAATCGCCTTGACTTCGTTCACGATGAGGTCTTGAATCACCACTGGCTTGAGGGCGTCTAATTCCCATGCTTGGTCGGTCCCTGTGGCGTCGTAATAGTTCTGGATGCGGCTTGACCCAGTCTTGGCCGCAGAGGGCGGAGGGCTGTGTTCCAAGATCTGCTCCATCGTCAATCCCATGCGGCGAATTTCGACGTTGGTCACGCCGAACTGCTCGAGCATCTCGCCGACCTGCTCCGGCATGTGGAGCCCTTCTGGGTCATGGTCGGAAAAGTACAGAATCACTACATTCATGCCTTTGCTCTCAATTCTCTTGAAGCGGTCTGCGGCTTCTTTGAGAGAACTGATTGACGGGTATCCTTTGGTGGCGAAATAATTGAGTTTCCAATCATAACCGGGGTCGGTCAATACACCGCTTAGGGCATCCTTCTCAACCCAAACTTCGACCTTGGTCGGTTGTGTCCTCCAGAGGGCTTCATGGTATGATGATGCGGCGCTCCTGATGGCCCAGCGGGGCGACGTGTGACCTCCTCCCCAGCCCCTCAGACCTCGAGTGCGGTCTTGGACTAAGTCCCATGAGATGAGGCCAGCCATGCGGCCGTTTCGGATGATGTCTCCGAGTTTCTTGTAGTTCCTCAT